CATACGTATCCCTACGATTTAACCCAGTGAACCTCACTGGTAAGGTTTGGTAATTATTTACCCTTATTACTGTTGCGTCAATGGGTTTGAGCCTTGACCAATGTCTTGTGCTGCAAACTGCATTGCTTGGAATTGTTCTTGATTCCTACGGTCAATTTCTTGGTTAAGGCGGCTGGTGTCCATGTGATGCAACAAAAGCTGCATGATGGCCTCAATCTCCACCTTATTTTGCGAGGTAATTGAGCGAGTGTTTTGGTCATTAACGCGAACTTCAGCCATCGTTTCGGTGTTGTGAGCCTTGGCGGTCTGACGCATCAATTCACGCTTGGTTTCGTTGTCCTGTTTGACCTGCTCAATGTCCTGACGCTGTTTAATCATCATCTGCATCTGCTGAAGCGCCTGCTGCATCTGCTGCATTTGGGCTTTGTTCTGCATAAGTTGCATTTGAACTTGCGGTGGGATATCAGATTTCTCGTCAATTTGAGCCAGCGGATTAGTAGCGGCAAGACGGTCAGCAATGGTGTCAGCGCCTGGGAAGTCCATGTTGCGGAATACCAAGTCGCCAGCCACTTCAAACAGCTTCTGATTAGCCCCGACCAAAGGCATCATGGCGTCAACAGCAGCTTCACGCTTGGAGTTGTAGCCAGGGCCGGTTTCCATGACCACATCGTATTTACCCACGGTCACATCATTCAGAACACGGATAACGCCCTGCTCGTCCTGCTTGCGCTCGTTCAGAGTCACCATGTCGGGCTTGCCATCATCCCCAATGATTCGCAAAACACGCTGGGTGTCGTAAATTTTGGGGATCAGGTCAAGAATCACCTTGCCCACATGGGCGATTGACTTGGTAAGGTTGTCGTAGAAGTCAAAGTTGGTCAAATCCATTTGCTGAATCTGACCGTTGAGAGCCTTGCCCGACACGTTGCCTTGACCCAGTTGGGCAGGGTCAAAGATACCCATCAGGGTTTTAATGTCGTTGTCAATGGTCGCGGCAGCCGCCATAACACCCGCTGGAGGTGGTTCAGGCTGGAGGCGGCTAGGGGCTGGGGCTGGTCGGCCTTCAATGTCGGTCTGTTTGTATTTCAGCACCGGCAATGACTTGATGTTGGCCTGCGCCCAATCGCTTTCATGGCCTTCGTCTTGACCTTCAGCAAGCAGCCATTTGGCTTTTGGAGCCAATGCCACGGATTCGGTCAGTGAGGTCTGCCAAAAGTTATACATCCGCTGTACGTCTTTGCCGTGACGCACCATGCCAAACTTCTTACGTTTGTCACCAATAACGACCTGACGCCCATACACCGGAATAATTGGGATGTATTTGCCAGGCCATTCTTTTTCTTCAAGAATCTCAATGGCGGTCAGCTTGCAATACTTAATGTATTTGCGGAACGTATCACGCTCGTCAAGGACGTAAATACCGGCAGCGTCTAAGCTATCTTGAGAGGGCAAATCTTCTTTAAATGACGTAGTGCCATCCGACAACATAACCAATTTGGTCTTTTTGCGCTCGGTATAGAAGTATTCAGCAATCCGGATATCTTCTTTATTGATCCACTCAGACTGACTGTCGCCAGTGCCGCGCTGGTTAAACGAATCCACCTCTGCACCAGGATAAAGGTCGCTAAAGACCTTCTTGGGCATCATCATGGTAATCAGACATTCTTCTGCGTCTGACCCATCAGGGGCTACAGAATTGATGTCGTAATACACCGTGAATGGGTTATCCACAGGATCAATAAAGATTTCCTGCTCAAACGAGTCTTCATCCACGTAATCAGTACGGACACGGATAAAGCCCCAGCCACAACGAACAGCGTAATCAGCGGCTGTGTCATAGGCGTTGTCAGCATTGGAATTGACTTCAATGTGACGGATGACACCTTGAATGGTCTGAGCAATCTTGGCGTCAGCTTGGGAGTTGACCCCATGCACACGCACTCGGGGACGCTGTTGACGCATCTGATTGACCACCTGGCGGCAGTAACCGTCCAGCTTGTTAATGGTCAGAACAGGACGAGATTCAAGGTTGCGGGAGTTTTGTAATTCAACAGGCCATTGGTCGCCATTGACGAACTTTAAGTCCTCAAGGGCTTCTTGGCGGTTCATGGTATCCGCATCATTAGCCATCTTTAAGAACTTTTTGGCTTTGTCAATTCGCGGATCGTAGTCGCTCAAGCTGGTATCGTCTGCCATAGTTGGGCCTTCAGAGTTTCGTTTATTTTAGGACATCCAGCCTTGTGCGCCAAGATAGTTATGCACCACTGGTCGGGCTGGGCGGGTTTTTCTTGGCTCGTTCACCATTAAGCCAATCATCCTAAAAGCGTCTGCACCGTGAGAATAATGGTCGTGCAGCGGTGTGCGGGAGAATTGTCCGGTGTCAGGATCGACCTCGTAGCGGTAATGCCTTAGACACTGTAACCCTTCATGGCATAACTCGCGGTCAAAGTAGCACGAACGGAATAAGGTACGCGCTGCGTTGATGCTGTCGGCTACTGGTGTGCGAGGAATGATGCGGGTCTTATACCCAGCATTGCGAACGATTTCCTCAATAGAACGACCATTTGCCGCAAGGGTCTTATTCTCAGCGTCATGCGGTAGCCAAAGAGTGTCGTAGATATACCCAAAGGTTTGCATCTTTGCCAGGTACTCGCTCATGGTTTGCTGAGTGCCTTCGATGTACCGAATAAGGCGGGTTTCCATGCCAATAAACTGGAGAAACCATATTGCGGTTGCGTCTGCCCAGCCCAAGTCGAAAATGGCGTGGACAGGCTTAGATGGGTCGTAAGGCACTCGGGTCAGTCGGCCTTCTAACTCTGCCATCTGCATTTCTTTGGCAAAGATAGCCCCATCTACGGTTTGACGGCATAAGCCTTCCCAAACCACGTTATAGGCCGACATATCCCTAGATTTAAGGGAATCTTTCTCTATACGTAGCGTCTCAGGAAACCAAGGATTTAAGTTCCAGTTAACTTTTACTGATACGCAATTTTCGGGTGGCTTTAAGACAAAACGCTGATAGGTTTCGTCAGTCTCTAGCTCAGGGTTGAACGTCACCCATATTTCACTTCCAGGCGCACGAATCGTAGGGATCAAAATGTCCCACGATCTTTTAGAAACCGATTGGGCTTCCTCTACCCAGCACCGAGTAACGCCCTCGAAAGATTTTATGGTTGCTACTGAGTTGTTTTTTAAGCCAGCAAACAAAAAAAGTGTGCCATTTTTGCCACGTATTTCGCTTTCAGTAACTTCATAAAAGTCTTGCAAACCCATGTTCACAATTTGATCCGTCAGCAACTGGTGAACAGAATCCTTCAATGATTTTTGTATTTCACGCGCACAAAGAACCCGCTGCTGAGATTTAGCGCCTTCAATCAGCAACATCATGGCAAAAGCCCATGATTTTCCGGAGCCCCTGCCTCCCCAAGCGCATTTATAGCGCATCGGTTTTGTAAGGAATTGAGCCCAAAGAGGCAATTGAATGTCAGTTTTCATTTTTTTGCCTAGCGCGTCTATGTCTTTGCTCACACAAACGACTGCAACATTTTGCTTTGCTGCTTTTCGTCAAAAATGTTGTATTGCACTGGATACAAACTTGTTCACGTTCTTTATGAAGCGCAGCTCTGCCTATTTCAGAAAGTTTTTTTAAGTGAGCTTTACCGGCTTCACTCCGTATCCATTTTTCTAACTGCGGTCTTGGGACTTTTGTGCCCTTTTTCCCAATCCTGCGGCCTTTTTCCAATGCGACTTTTTGCGCCTCTGTCATTACACGACCCGCAACACCTTCACCGCCATCAGTCAAATTTGCCAGCTTATGACCCGCTAAACGCGCAATATTTATATGAGCTTTTTCAAGTTCAAAAGCCTCTTTCTCGTACATACAAGGGATGACTTGGACAATGATATTTTCCCGTCCATATTTGCTCACAATGTTCTTGTGCCACTCTGTTCGCCTGCTAGGAGCAAAGTCAAACGCCCTACTTAGCAAACCTTTTCCAATGTAAAAAGGCTCACCGTTCGGGCGCTTATGTATGTAAACACAGAATTTAGCGTTCATGTGTTCATTATATCAATACCTTCAATCTTGTGAAGTCTCAGGTTTGATAAATGTTACTTGAATACCTGTTAACAAAGGTGCGCCATCTGCGCCTGTGATCTCTTGCTTTACTTGTTCTCGATACTTCTTAGGGAATCGTGCAGCCATTGAGCGTGACCAAATACTTGCGTTTAAGCGTGGGCCTTCTTTGGTTTCCACCATGTACGCATCAGCTTGATCTTCCCACCAAGCTAATTCATGTTGCTTCGCTTCTTCCAAGGCGTGCATAAAATCTTCATGTTCATCACGCCAAAGATACATTGTGCGTAGGGAAAACCCTAACTTGGAAGCGATTTGCTCTACGCTTTTGCCGAGTTTGCCCAAAGCAATGACTTCTTCACAATACTCAGGTTTGTAAAGAGTTGGTCTTCCTACAGGGCGTTTTTCGGCTGTTTCGCTCATTTGAGTGGTTGTTGGTTATGCTCAAGAATTGACAGGTGTTCAGGGTCAAACACGACAAAGTTTCTTGTTCCTTTGTTCGCATCACGGCTTAGCTGGTCAAAATACTTGACGCCTGTGATTCCCTGCTGTTGCATGATTTCAGCGCCTTTTGAGCCTTTGCCTACCTTATAGAGTAAGTCGCCACCTAAGTCAGTTTCAGGTACTCCGTATTGTTTTGCGAGGGCTTTGATTTGGGCGGTCTGTTGAGCGATAGGCGCATCAAAATCCAACATATTGGCTATATGCGGGTCAGGCAAGTCAACTTTGTAGAAGTTTGGCTTATCAATGACGCCTTTAAACTTGTTGATGTCGATGTTCTTGGCAAAATTTTGGAACTCAGGGCCACCGTAGTTAGGGTCTAAGTATTCATCAATGATAGATTGAGGGTGCTGGCGAGTCATTAGACTTTCCCAAAATCCCAATTCGGCATTGATTTCTCTTATTTTTTCAGGGCTGGCCTTTTGGCGGTGAGCCATATCCTGCTTACGTTGTGCCTCGTCATACCAGGTTTCGATGTTTCGGCCTTTGTATTTGGTTTTGGCAGGGTCAATGCTCATTCCTGCTGTGGTGTATTCCCTTGCCACTTCAGGATGCTCTGCCACATACAGACCATAGCCATAGCTTTGATTGCCTTCGCCAGTGCCAATTTTTGATTTATCAAACTTGGTAAAGGGATGGCGGCTACCGTGGTAAACAGTCATGCCAACAGGGTTGTAGCCTTCAGCAAGCTGCATGGCTACTTCCATGTTCTTTGGGCCAAACTTGCCTGTTTGCCGCAATTCATCCGTAGCTTCACGATTTAACTCGTTGAATACCCTAGCGCGGTCATTTGCATACCCAACCATCTGCTGTAAGCTGGTCATTGGGTTTGCTACTACGTCACTGGCTTTGCGTCTTGCAGTTCCAATGGCGCTGTATAGATCGGCTAGGGTAGGCATATCACTTCTTTGCTTTCTTTTCTGCTTCACGTTTCACAGCATACGCAATCGCCACTGACTGCTTGACCGGCTTACCGGCTTTCACTTCAGTTTTGATGTTTTCTTTAAAGGCTTTTTCACTCTTGGACTTCTTGAGGGGCATCTTCCATCTCCTTTAGGAGTTGTTGCAAGATTTGAATTGCGCCACTGATCTGAATGGCTGCAACTTCGTGTTGTTTGGCTTGATTTTGCAATTCAACAATCTTTTTTTCAAGGTTTTCTTTATTCATATACCGCGCAGATGTCTGCTTCCTGAATGATTTGATAATCCTGCCCATCAATGCGATGGGTGGGCC